TATGAACATGATATAATGTATTCTTTAGATAATGGAGATGTGAAATGAAACTTTCAAATGAGACACTAAGTGTGTTAAAAAACTTTTCTGGAATCAATCAAGGTATTGAATTCAAGAAAGGCAACAAACTGACTACTGTATCGGCCGGTAAAACTGTCCTTGCACAGGCAACAATCAAAGATGAGTTCCCTCAGGACTTCTGTGTATATGACTTGAATCAATTCTTGTCCGTACATTCTTTGTTCAAGAATGGTGTAGAATTGGAGTTTGATGATTCCAATGTTACATTCAAAGGTGACCGCAGCAAGATTAAATATCGCATGACTGCCAAGAACATGATTGTTACTCCTCCAGATAAGACTATCAGTTTGAATCATGTTGATTGTAGTTTTTCATTGACTGAATTGGATCTTGCTGAGATTATGAGAGCTGCAAGTGTTCTATCTTCACCCCACATTGCTGTAGAATCTGATGGAGAAACCATTAACATTGTTACGTTTGACGCTAATGATGATGCACAACATACTAATTCTATTCATGTTAGTGGTGTAGCTAACGGTAAGTCTTATCGTGTAGTATTCAAAACAGAAAACTTCAAAATGATTCCTGGTGCTTATGATGTTCAAATTTCTTTCAAAGGTCTAGGACACTTCAAGAACGCTAAAGAAGATATTCAGTATTGGATTGCCTTCGAATCTAAAGAAAGTAAGGTGTAATATGGTTGATAAGGTACAAACCTTATTTGGTGACTTTGACGAAAAACAATTGAAAGCGCTCAAAGGTTACATTGACGAATTGGTGTTCAATATGACACGCCAAAAAGCAAACACTCAATCTATGAGTGATATCATTGCTCTTGCAAATGATGAGTTGAAGATACCAAAGAAAATCATCCGTAAGATGGCCAAAATTCAGTATAACCAATCTTTACCTGAAGAAGTAGCCGAATTCAAAGAACTTGAAGCATTAATAGAAGGGATTAAAGATGTTAAGTAAGATTGCCAATTTTCTAAAATTAAAAACAGTAACTGTTCCTCCACAAAAACCTGTGGAAGAAACACCAAAAATTACAACTACTATGGAAATTCCAGCAGTTGATGCTTCATTGACAGGAATTAAACCTGTTGTAGATGAACCTGTTACATTTCAACATGCACAAGTAGAAGCTGTTACTGAACCTGCACCAAAAGCTAAACGCAAACCTGCAGCTAAGAAAACTCCTGCAAAAACACCTGCAAAGAAGACAACTAAAAATGCAAAATAATACTAGGAGGTCCTTTGCTAAAACATTAGGACTTGCCGGTATTTTTGCAATAGGTGTTGCAAGTTATGAGGAAGCAAAAGAACGTATTGTATACAAACAAGATGAGTTACCAACAAAAGAGTTGGAAGCACAACTTGAAAGTAAACGTATGTTACAGTTATCCACAACATACGGTACACTAAAACCACGACAATCAAATTCACTTTATCTTATTGGTTTTGGTGATGAATATGTGGAAGGCACAAAAAAAGAAGTAAGTGTCAATATTGTGCCTGGTCCTGATGGCAAACTTTACGTAAAAGAGAATGACATTTGGCGTAAAGTGTGATACAATGAATTTTTATTATATTATGAGGTTTTTGAATGAGCGAACACATTTTGTGGGTGGAGAAGTATCGTCCGAAAACAATTGAAGACTGTATACTTCCTGACTCTTTGAAAGCAACTTTTCAAGAGTATGTAAATCGTAAAGAGATTCCCAATCTCTTATTGTCTGGCACTGCCGGTGTCGGTAAAACTACCGTTGCAAAGGCTCTCTGTGAAGAAGTCGGTTGTGACTACATTGTAATCAATGGCTCAGATGACTCTGGCATTGATGTCCTTCGCAACAAGATTAAGAACTATGCATCGTCTGTCTCCTTAATGGGTGGCCGCAAAGTTGTTATCATCGATGAGGCAGATTATCTAAATCCAAATTCAACTCAACCTGCGTTTCGTGGAGTGATTGAGGAGTATGCTTCTAATTGTTCTTTTATCTTTACATGTAACTTTAAGAACAGGATCATGGATGCAATTCACTCACGTTGCACCTGTATTGACTTCAAACTCAATGGTTCTAAAGCAAAGATGGCATCAGCCTTCTTCAAACGTGTTGAGTATATCTTAGAAAAAGAAGGTGTGACGTATGATAAACCAGTGGTTGCGGAAATTATTACTAAGCATTTCCCTGATAATCGCCGTATTCTTAACGAGCTTCAGCGGTATAGTGTTGGTGGTAGAATTGATAAAGGTCTTCTCGCATCAGTTTCCGATGTGCAGTTAACAGACCTTATCAAGGCCTTGAAGTCCAAAGACTTTGCAAACGCTCGTAAATGGGTCACTAACAATCTGGACAATGATCCAACTAAAATTTATCGTAAACTATATGATGGTCTGTATGAACTTCTCCAACCTAATTCTGTTCCTCAATTGGTCTTACACTTGGCTAAGTATCAACATCAGGCAGCGTTTGTTGCAGACCATGAAATCAATATGATTGCCTGTCTAACAGAAATTATGGTAGATTGTGAGTTCAAATGAAGATAGGTATCATTGGCTTAGGCTTTGTAGGTAAAGCCATTTCAAATGCGTATGATGATTGGATGACTGGCAAATACATTATTGATATTGATCCAGAAAAGAACAATGCAACATATGAAGAACTAGATGTAACTGATGCAGTCTTTGTTTGTGTGCCAAGTCCTATGGATTCAGATGGTTCTTGTGATACAGGACCTGTACATGAAGTGATTGATAAACTTTATAGTATGAAATACAAGAATCCTGTCATCAGTAAAGTAACTGCACCACCAGAGTTTTATACCAATTGGGGCAAAGTTATGCCTAATTTGGTTTATTCTCCTGAGTTTCTGACTGCTCAAAATGCCACAATAGATTATGCTAGGTCTAAGTATATAGTTTTAGGTGGCACTACAATGGCTTATCAACGTGAAGCAGCAAGAGTTATTAAAACTGCCTTATGTGGTATCAATGAAGCAAAAGAAGTTTATTCTTCTTTGGAAGAAGCTGCAATGTTGAAGTATGCGACCAATGCATTTCTAGGTGCCAAGGTTTCATTTATGAATGAGATTTATCAGACATCTAAACAATTAGGTATTAATTATGATAAAGTCAAAGACATGATGAAACTAGATGAACGTATTGGCAAATCTCATATGCAAGTACCAGGTCCTGATGGTGAATTTGGCTTTGGTGGAATGTGTTTCCCTAAGGACATTAATGCATTACTTAATTTCTCTACTGTTGAAATGCCTATTCTTCAAAAGGTATTGAAACAAAACGAACAAATCAGAGGTGAATAATGCCTGATTTATTCAAAGAAATTGTTCCGTCCATTCTTCAAACCAAGAAGAATGTTTTTGACGGTGATTATAAAGACTACAAAGCCTTTATGGTCAACCGTGCTCTGTCTTATCACATGGATTGTGTTCTATATGCAAATGAGATGAACTTGCGTCCAGGACTTGATTCTGACATGCAATATCAGTATCTTCTAAATACAATCAGGTCTGTAAAACGGAAGTTTCAACCGTGGCAGAAAACAGAGGTCCTGAAAGATTTAGAATGTGTGAAATTGTATTTTGGTTATTCAAATGAAAAGGCCAAAGATGCATTGCGTATTCTTAATGAAGACCAAATCGCTGAAATAAGAGCAAAAACAAATATAGGCGGAGTGAATAATAATGATAGGAATACAAGACTTAGTTGAGGTAACACTAGTAGAAGCTGATGATTTTTTGAAAGTACGTGAGACTTTAACTAGAATAGGTGTCGCATCCAAAAAAGATAAAACACTATACCAATCGTGCCATATTCTGCACAAACAAGGTAAGTATTACATAGTACATTTCAAAGAATTGTTTGCATTAGATGGCAAACCAACAGACTTAACAGAGAATGATTTGTCTCGTAGGAATGCCATTGCTAAACTTCTACAAGATTGGGGTTTAATTAAAGTTGTTATAGCTACTCAAATTGAAACACCAGTTCCAATCTTTATCAGTCAAATAAAGATTATCTCACATAAAGAGAAGAATGAGTGGCAATTAGTACCAAAATACAATATTGGATCTAAGAAAAAACCTTGACAATTAGTATAAATACTGATAGGATAAGCCCACCTTAGGGCTGTTTGACGCTACGGTAAAAGGCGTCCGTGTAACTACACTACCGAACGTATTCGGTCCCGTATAAAGTAAGCGGGAATGTTATGCCTTTGGGGTAACAATTTTTTTTAACTTGCTTTTTTAAGGAGTCTATATGACAAGCTTACTATTTCCTAAATTGGATCACTTTATGATTGGTTTTGATGACACTATCAACATGTTGCAATCAGCAGCAAAAGATATTCAGAAATACACACCATCATATCCACCATACAACATCAAACAAGTCAAGGAAAACAAATACGTCA